TACCCCTAATAGCTATTCTTACGTTTTCCCAATCGATACCGTTGTCTGCTATATCTTTTATTGCTATAACAATCTCGCCTATGCCTTGTACGACTTTTAACGCTCCGCCTAGTTTGACATTGCCTAGGACTACAAATGCGTCACCAACCATACCTGCGAATTGTGATATCATTCCTGCCACATTCTTAAAAGTAGCTCCGTTCTTTTCAAAATCCTTAAAGTATTTGATAAATTCACTCAGGTCGGATAAAAACAACGCTATGCCGACTGTAGCAAATGACAACTTGAAATTACCAAGCCCCTTTATTGCCTTAATAGCCGTAGTGATTCCTTTTGCTATCTTCCAGGCAGCAAACGCTGCACCAATTCCAGCAACAATTGGTAAAACCTCTTTAAGATGTTTTTTCATTCCATCAACTATCTCATCTGTCTGCTTCTTAACACCATCTAAGAAGTTATACTCAGGCAGTTTTATACCAAGCCCGCCACCAGCTCCTACACCGTCTGCACCACCTTTACCGCCTCTTGCGTCTTTGTCCTCAGGAGAAATGATGTTTAACTCGTCTATTCCGAGTGTAGCGTTCTTTAGCTTCTTTGCCGCCTTAGTGGCTTTGCCCAATCCGTCCGATACCTTATCGGTGTTATCAACCAAACCACCCATAGATTCTGAGGCACTGTCAAATGACGCTGAAAAATCAGTTAGCTTAATACCAAAGAAACCTGCAATACACTCAGCTAAGTACCTTATTACTTTTGCGGCTGCGATTGCGTAAGGCAAAATCAGTTTTAACACAGGGAGGAATAAGTTACCCAATGACCTAGCGGCTAAAGTTAACTGCGCATTAAATACACGCAACTGGTTAGCAGGAGCATTTAATGTTCTCGCCATATCCCCCTGTGCCGCCGTAACCTGTGTCATAATGGCGTAATATCTAAGCTCCGACTTCTCAGCCTGCGTCATTTTTGATATTTTCTTATCAATACCCAGTGTGTAGGCTTCCTGCTGTAACCTTGCTACAGACAAATCGTAACCTAACCTACGCAAAGGCTCTAACTCTCCTGAGATACCAGACTGCAATTTTTCCATCGAGTTCTCAAAAGGTATATTATAGAAAGATGAAATGTCATAACCTAACTGCGTGAGATTCTTAGACATCAAATATGCCCTGTCCTCAGCAACACCAAAACCCTTAGTAATGGTGTTAAATATACCCTGATTGCGCATAAATTCGCCAGGGTCTATACCTACTGCTTCACTGACAATATCTGCGTAGTTCTTAGCCTCTTTTGCATACTTGCCCATTGATACATTGAAAAGGTTTAAGTCCTCAATGTACTGATTTGATTTTGTAATCCAAGAAGCTAAAAACCCTGCGGCTCTCCTAAGTACATTTATTGTTAGGTGTACTTTCGCCCACAAGTTAACATAACTGAGTTCAGCTTCTTTGTTAGCTGACGGTATGGTTCTTGTGGCAGATACAGTACGCCTTATATTTGCAGGTAGTCTTGTGAACGCATTGGCGGTTATATCAAGTCTGTTCGCAAGAGGTGCTAATGCGTTAGACAGAGCCTGTATATCACTCGTAAACTGAGCAAAGTTTACAGCATTCAATGCCGTGGCTAACTCAGGTAATTTTCCAAGCTGTGTTATTATGCTCTTTAATCCGCCTGCTTTACCCAGTCCTGCTAAAGGATTTAAGGCTGTACCCAACTCATTGAGGTTATACAATCCTTCTGTAGTAAGTGATGACAAATTAGAGCCAATACTTTTCAGCTGTGTTCCGATTGATGATGATATCTTTACGGAAGACAGCTTAGACAAACTCTCAGCAAGGCGGTCAATCTTTGATACTGAACCAGAATCTATGCTTTGTAATGATGAATCAAGTTCGCTTATCTGATTGGATACGCTTTTTAATCCAATACCGCCTTTAACTGCATTTTTAATTTTAGCTAAAGAGGAAGCAAGCTCATTTATGCTACTTACGGCAGACGATGAATCAGACTGTATTTGTATTTCAAGATTGTCTATAGTAGCCATTTGCTCACTTCCTTTCTTTCTCAAATCGTTTATTATTAGATACCATAAATGCGTTCATCTTAGCTTTTGCCTCAGCCTTTTCCCTCTCAGCTTGTTTTCTTTCAGCTTCTGCAATATCTTTCTTGCTGATAGGATAAGGCTCGTTCATATACGCTATAGGTTTAGTTCCTTTAGGTGCAAATGCCGCCAGTACAGGGGATACCCTCACAAGAGCATCATAAATGTACATACCCTGTAACCACGCTGACTGATTGGCACTTTCCTGTCTTAACTTGTCTGCCTCTCTATAGTATTTAACCAACAAGCAGTCCTCTTCCCAGTACTGCTTATATGTCATTCCTATTGAGAGGTAATAAGGGAAGTGCTTATTGAATGTTTCCGTGTAATAAAAAGAGGAAGCAGAGCGGTTATTACGCTCGCTCCCCATTGTATTGTCGGACAGAGAACTGTTTAGAAGCTCGCTGTCCACTTTAAGTTTCCCTCGGCGTCTTCTGGCTCTTCAACCAATGACAGAATCGGCTCAGCATACATCTCAGCAAGTTTGCCGATTAAGTCCTCTTTGTTGGTCATCTTGTCAAAGATTTCATCAATGACATCTTGCTTAACATACCTGTGGTGGGCAAGGAAAGCACCTCGGAATAACTCAGGAAGCGTAGACATCGGCTTCTCTGACACCTCCGCTGCGATGAAACCTTTTCTCTCCATTTCAGCAACTGTCTTTCTTGTAAACTCTAAAGTATATTCCTTATCCTGATAACGAAACTTTAACTGCTTTGCCATAATGAATCCTCCTCTTATTTACGCCTTCTGTGTGATCGGTGTTGATGGTGTGATAGTCACGGTCATACCCACAACTTCATTTACACCACCACCCTTGACGAATACTGATAACTCTCCCTTGAACTCGTACTTACCGTCTGAGCCTGTAGGTGTAACTTCTCCACCTACGGCTTCTGTACCACCTAACCAAACTGCATACTCTTTCTCAGCACCTTCCATAGCCTTAAGTCTCTTATATTCGTCAAGTGTGTAGTTAGTTGGAAATTCAAGTGCATCCACACTCTGGATACCAGGTATGGAAGTCTTCATCTTGTCCGATAAAGTGGTAGTATCGAGAGATTCAGGCGCACCACCCAAATCAGGGAACTCTTTGATATCAATAAGTTTCTTCCAGTCTGTGTCCTTCACCATAAGGAACGATTTGTATGAACTAATAGCCATATTATTACCTCCTGTAAATTACTTTGTCTTTAGATACAACCGCCCTGTATCTTGCAACAAGGCGGTAGATTGTAGCATCCAATTCGTTCGGTATTGGATTGTACATTATTCGCATAAATCCTAACCTTGCGAACTCACTATCAATAACTGACATTATTGATTTTGCTTCTGTTTTCTTACCCTTAATCTTGTTAGAGTAAACATTTATCTCGTACATTACCTGTACGTGGTTCTCTATAGATTCATTTGTCCTTGTACTTCTGTATATCTCATTATCCATCTCAATCAGCGACACACTTGGGAAAGACGGTGGGCTTTTTACGTATTCACCAGATATGTAGATACCTGGAAATTTCGCCCTCAGCTTCTCTGAGATTATCCCAAATACCTCATTTTCAATATCTATCATGCGAACACCTCCTGAGCTATAATGCTTATTTCATCACAGGCACTTTTTAACGCGTTGTACATTGGCATTTTCGCAGGTGCACCTCGTGTTAAAAATAAATCTCCGTCTTCATAAAAACCCCAAGTCTTTTTCTTACCCATACCGTAGCCGTAGCCACCAATGGTAAATCCTAACTCAGAGCCTTTAGGGTGTGGGGAACTCCCAGCTGAGCCGTTATAATACACGCCCGCTCCGAACTCAACCCACACTGCGTCTTCACCTTTTGCTATAACCAGTGTCATAGCACCAGTCTTTTCAACGGAGACGCTGACTTTGGCGTACTTAGGGCTTCCGTTTATGATATCTGAGATAACCGCTCCGTCAAATCCTCTCTGGCTTTCGAGGGATATTCTCTCAGCCACTCTGTCTCTTAGCTGTTCTGATTTCTTAATAATGTCATTCTTATAGTTATTCAAAGCCCTTATTGCTTCGGTAATGCTCTCTTCCGATAAGCTGAAACTGATTACTTTCCTACCCATTGCTCTACCTCGACACTTCGACCTTGGTTACGGCAACCGATATGCTGTTAAGGCTTTTCGCTATTTTCTTAACCACATAATCGTGTGGGGTTTCCGTTTTACCTTCGGTGTCAATGACAGGAACTGTGTCAATCCACAATATGGAGTATTCATCAATATGAGGGAATATCCCATCTCCTACAATCACCTTGTCATAATCTACATTTGCTCCAAACTGTTCGACATCGGCTTTACCGTTTGCTGCTGAGATATTAGCAAAGAACTTGTGGGGTTCTGAGTATTTAACTTCATACTCACCCGTGGTATTACCATAATCATCAACCATAGGTTCTTTACCTTCGTACAAGGCATAATAAAAAGCTGTCTTATTACGGTTTAATGTTTTCATTTCATCACCCCGCAAAATGGCGTAACCACTCGTAACATTGATTCTGGAATATCCGCGTTTTCATAAGTACGTGATATTCCGTTTTCAGAATGTGTTTTCTGTCCTTCCGCACCTCTCTTGTTTAAGAGGTATGCTGCTATCTCACACTGCAATGTATGGTACTTCTTTGGTATTTCCTCGATTTCATCGTTATACGGATATGCTTTTGCAAGTATCTTGCTACCAGCTATATTCAAATAGGCGGATAACACTTCGTCTGTATCAGAACCACCTACCATAGCTTTCAGCGTAGTTAGTTTTTCGCTTTCCGTCATGTTACCCACCCCCTCTTAATTAGCCGTTAGTGATAAGCCTTGCCATTGGAATAGCCTTATGATTGAACTTACGCTCCCAGTTTGCTTTATCAAAAAGCTGAGC